AGTAGAAACCTTACTACCTCTATTTATTAAGTCAATGGTACTTCGGTACTATATTCAAATAGATTCGCTGCTAACTTCTTGGCAGCCTTCAAATTCATTACTGCTTGACGGTAATATGATTCCTTTAGTTCCACGCCGATGAATTTACGTTCCTGTTGTAATGCTACATAACCCTCGCTCCCGATGCCAGCAAACGGCGAAAAAATTGTATCTCCATCATTTGACCATAGGATTATTGCGCGGCGAATGACCTCGAGCTGCAATGGGCAAATATGTCTCTCATCCTCATGCTCCCGGGCTGATTCACGCTGGAGTGTATCGCTCGGATCTATGTCCATCCATACGGGAGAGGCCCATTCCTGCCAACGTGAAACGGGGAAAGAACTATTAGAGTGCGATACCCGTTCAGGATTATCCCCTGGTTTGCGCATGGTTACGAGGTAATCTGCGATTCCCTGCCGGCTCATGCATGAATCTTTTTTGAGTTGTTTATGAAGCAATCCGATGGCTTTAGTGCGTTGCATTGCCGTAACTGGATCTTTCCAGATGCATACTTCCGAGTGATAGATAAATCCGGCATCCTGGAAGATGAGGATCAGTTCTCCGCGAAAGTCCCAAATACCAATTACACCGTCCCGTTCTTTCGACCGCGGCAGGTTCATACAGTGGAAGCTGAGATTGCGCCCGGGTTTCAGGATACGGAATAACTCTGCGGTCAGGAAGCGAAAATGCTCATAAAATTCAGCATGTGTTCGGCAATTTCCCATGTCGTTTGGCAATGCCGAGTAGGTGTATAAAGAGGCGAATGGCGGCGAAAAAATAGAATAATGAACCGAATTGGATGGCATTTTCCCAACTACGTTTATGGCATCGCCTAGATGCATTTTCCATCCGTCTCCGGATTCTGACGAATATTTGATTGCCGTGCTTTTCCTCAAATGCTGCCCTTTGACGTCATTCTGATTTAATTCGTGCATTTCGTTTACCATTTCCTCTGCCATCTTCGATGCATCTCGTTCTTTCCGTTTGATATTTTCCGTCACAGCTCCCTCCGTTGATGCAGTAACAATGAAGCAATCCACTTCTTTCTTTTGCCCGAATCGCCATACTCGACGCACTGCCTGATAGAACTGTTCATAGCTATCACTCAATCCGAAAAATGCTACGTTATGGCAATGCTGGAAATTCAATCCAAATCCACAGATAGACGGCTTGCTGACAAGTATACGAATCTCACCGTTAATGAACTTGAGTAGTCGCTCTTCTTTCTGTTCCCGGGAGTCGGAGCCGCGAATCTCTACTGCTCCCGGTATTAATTTAGTGGCCATTTCACTCTCGGAATTAAGATTGCACCAGATGAGCCACGATTCCTTTGGACGTACCGCAACCAAGGTAGCTAATCTAGTACCTCTTTCCTCTACGCTTGACGATCTGGCTTTGCGCCGTTCCTCGAGAGTATTTGCCGGCATGGGAAACAAATGGCTGCCATCGTGCGGAATATTATTTACAGTCACATCATGGAATATGATTTCTGGCAGGATAAAGTCGCCGTCAACATATCCAAGATCCGATGGCTTCCGAAGCATTACTGCCCATGAACATACCCAACGCCAGAAATCCTTTTCAGCATGCCGTTTTAATCTCCATTTCGATGTATATCCGCCGTCATGTACAAAGAATGTAGAGAGCATTTCTGTGCGCGTTAATGATCCTAAAAACTCGGAATGGTTCCCAAGTTCCATATAATCGTTTGGCGATGGCGTAGCCGTGCAAGCCAAACGATATGGAGTTTTTTGGAATGTCTCTATAAGCTGATTTCGAAATGCGCCGTCAAATGACTTTAGAATGCTGGATTCATCGAGCACCACGCCGGCATACTTCGAAACATCGAAATGCTCCAGCATTTCATAGTTGGTGACAATGATTTTATTACCGCTGAGAGGTTCTTTTCGTTGGTAGCTTACCGGAATAGAAAACTTCTTTCCTTCACGCTCAGTTTGCTGTGCCACTGCCAAAGGTGCCAAAATAAGGACGCGCCCTGGTACATGCATCGCCCATTCGAGCTGCATTGGGGTTTTACCCATGCCACAATCAGCAAAGATAGCTGCCCGTCCCTTGCGTAATGCCCATGCAATAATATCTTTCTGAAAATCAAACAATTGAGAGCCTAACTCCTCGATTGCTACATTTATGCCGCTTTCAGGAGTCTTAATTTCCTTAGATTTCAAGAAACTAGCATAATCTTTCATTATTTATTCTCCTCAAACGCTCCATTCCAAGGCTCATCTTTCCATCTCTGCTGGTGCAAGAACGTGCTTGCATAGGGTATATACATTCCCCCCATGCTTTGCCACTGGAAGGTCTGCTTCCATAGCGCTAGGCTGCGCAAAATTGCTTCATGCTCTCGAGGATGTATCTTTTGCCAGGCCTTCTCAGCCTTGAATCTGCCGACGCGCCTGGGGTAAATTTTCCAGAACTCATCAAAGCTCATAGTCACACCCTTTCCCTTTGCATTAATGAATCTTCATCCAAGGATGGATTTCTTCATGGCACATATCACAGATCAAAATAAGATTTAGCGGACTGTTTATTCCACCGACCGATAGAGGGATGATATGGTGACGCACCTTAGCTTTCCGGTCACAAGTCGCGCATTTTTCCATTGGAATATTGAGAAGGCTTCTTTTATTGCGGTTATATTTTCCTCGCATCTCACGTAAACGCCTATCTTTAACTCTTAATTTGAAGTGGTTGGCAAGCTGAATAAGGGCCGCTAGTCTAAGCTCGTCACTTTCGATCTTCACCCAGTTACACCAAAAGCGCTCGAGCAAAATTTTCATTGCCTTTTTGCTATTTACGGCAAATTTTGGCATTCCTTCTATAGTGAGGGTTTCTTTTCTACTATGCTTAGACTTGAATGCTTTCCAAGTCTCTTTAAGTCTTATCAATCTCTCTTCGGCTGTTTCTTTCAATGCTTTACCCCTTATATCAAAACCTAAGAGAAGAATAGCACTCGAATTGCCAAACTGTGGGAGTGCAAAAAGGTCAAAATATTGATAAAAAAAGCCTTTTTCTCGCATATTTCCTATTGACCTAGGGGTTGTGGTTCTTTTGGTAGGACCACAACTAATAGTGCCCGGCTACTCCTTTTCCTTGTCGGATGCAAGCATTATTTTCCAACTCTAATGCTTTCTGATTCATGCTTTTTGGGGCAGATAAATTTAAGTTTATCTCGACCGCAAATATCCTCAGAAATATCAAGCACTTTTACCTTCTTTTCGTTTATCCATTCTTTGCATTTTTTGCAATATACTTTTATCATCGTGGCCTCAAATTCGAGTTGTGTGCTGCCCAAAATGCATGCGCTCCTGTTTGCCAAGTAGGCTGTACCAGCCACAGGTTTCTTGCCCAATGGTGCTTCTGACCGTAGCGCTTGAGCAGGTAGGCTCCTAGAACCTCGCTAGCATAGAAAGCTGCGCCTTCGCTGGCAAGCCTGGCATTCGAGGGATGGCGCCCGTACAGTGGATCCTTCTCGTATCCCCAGCCCTTGCTAAGCAACGAGCTAGTAGTCACGTAGTCAGCAGAAGCCGCGGCGCCAAGCATAGCCATTGATACAACGAATTTGCGATCAACGGTAGGGATTTTGACTGCCGGCTTAGCCTCGACAGGAATAGGCGAGTCCGGCAATTCATCAGCATACAGCGGTACAGCAAGGCACACCCATAGCAATAGCATTCTCATGGGAATTCTCCTTATATATAGGAATTACTTATATTTAGGCAAATGTTTACCATCTGCATCGCATGATCCTAAACAAACCTCAAAATATCCTCTTCCTTGGCAATATTCACATGGCATATTAGGCTCTGGAAATTCGCAACAGCAACAATCTTCCCCGCAATCATGGCCATCTAATCCCTCATCGCATTGTTCGCACTCTTCAGTAACTATCTCGCAACATCCACAGCGAGGACACAATTTTCCCCCATTTACACGAGCTGTTAAAAGCGCTTGCAAAAATTCTCGTTGATTGCTCATTTTGGCACCTTCTTTACTGGCAAATGCTTTACCAGCGCAATGATATGGTCAGCAAAAGATACTGTAATATCTGGCTTGCGAAGGTCTTTGCTGATGATTACCGGCCAAGCCTTTATTTTCTTGACCATTTCAGCTCCTTTTCTGGATGCATCATTCGATGATGATATCCGCACAGCAACAGAAGATTCTCGAGCCTGTCATCACGCCCCTGGCTGCGCTTCTGGATATGGTGGGGATGCTCGCCGGCAGCAGTACATCGCACAAAGTACTCGCATTTCCCTTTAGCCCTCAGCCAAAGTTGAATTTTTCGACGATGCCAATCGAAGCCTGTCAACTTCTCTCGCCCATCTGACCAGACAATTGATTTTGGCTCGAGATAATTACGGACTCGTTTTAGTTGCTTGTCTATATAGGCTTCTTTAAGCATTGAGATACTTCCTCACTATGGCTTGCCAAGCGCTTGACGGCCAATAGCCGCTGCGTTTGCGTTGTATGCGCTCACGTTCGCCCTTGCGGTACTCAGGATGCCGCTTGCGCCAGGCTTTGAGATATTCCCTGCGTTCAGCTTTGTTCATGGGCTTCCATCCACTGTTTCAGCATTTCATCCGACCAGCTATCCTGTACTTCGCACAGCCACTGCCCGTAAAAAGTGGGACTATCCCCGAAGGCCAGCAAGATACGTTCCCGGCCAGTATGGAACTCCGCATAGGTCTGCTCATCGCAATCGAAAATCACGCGCCGGCGCTTCTCTTTGTTCTTTTTGCGTTTCTCTGCTGTCCGCCGCGGGAATACGACAGGCTCATCAGGCGACATATGCTCTTTGAACCAGGCTTCATGGGCCAGGAATTCGCTCCAGCGCATTATTCCTCCTTTGGCTCTCGCTTGGGCCATATTTCCGCTTGTTCAGCTTCGGTTAGAACTTTTCGAGGAGGCATAGTTCGCAGAGCTTCCCTTGCTAAGTCTTGGACTTTAGGGTTGCTTGATTGACTAGCCTCCTCGATTTTCCCGCGCAGTACGGCTTGTGCTTTCTCGTGTGAGCCATTCTCCTGCGCAATTTCATAGACTCGGCCCTCAGGGCTTACCCCTCCTACCACTCGCATAGTATCCAGCTCGGATTCATCTAGGAAAGCTAGGCCACAAATTGATAGTGTTGCTCTACGCTTAGCTTTGGTATGAGCCTTCATAATGGCATTGGCACGTTCACGCATCCCTAGAGGCTTCTTGCCTTCTCGCGTGAACTTGAATAGCGGCACAATACCTACAGCACTATCCATTCGCAATGTACGATCCTGTACCTGGACTTCGTAAATAGCGTAATCGTCAGTAATCTCTTTCTGCGATTGGATCACAGATACCCCATGGATCTTCCGCAATTGTTCGGTACAGGACTTGTTCGCATAGAGCTGGAGCTTAGCTTGGCCGCTTCCACTATCATTGTCGTATTCCTTAAACGCGATATAAGTGAACGGCGAAGTGAGAGGATTAAGGCCCAGCGACTTGCAGCAAGCGTTGTAATAGGCTACTCGCTGCTCAGGGCTTAATGGCGATAGATCACCTTGGATGAGTACCTTTTCAATTGCTTCAGCTACTGTTGGAACTGCGACAATAGCTTTATTCTGACCAGACTTCGATGCCCGGGCATGTCGCTTCCGCTTTAGCTTTGTCTTTCGCATCTCGCACCATCCTTCCAATCATTTGTTCATCCGGAATCATAAAATCAAGAGGGATTTTGTTCATTGCAACGATACGGAACTTCCATTGCCGGCGACTAGCTACGCCTTGAAGCGTAGGAATTGCTGGCTTGACTTCGATTTGAGGCACATTAGCCGCTTGTGCTTTAGCTTCCTCTGCTGCTTGTGCTTTCAAGCGTTCTGCTTCTCGTTTGCCAATCTCCCCAGCTTTACGAGCTTTCTCAACTTCGCGTTCTCTGAACCTGCGCTCTTCCTCAGATTTACGCTCAGCTTCCTTGCGCATCTCTTCCTGGAGCTTCCGAGCTTCTGCTTCAGCCTTGCGCCGCTCATCCTCTTCCCAACGCTTGCGGCGTCCTTCTACAGTTTCAAGAACGGATTGTATAGGAGCCAGCAACTGCTTCTTGCCAGTTTGCAGATGTGCTAACCGTTCTTTAACGTTCTGGATATCGGCATCAGCATACAAATTCACTGCTTGCTCATAGGATTTGCATTCAACCTTGAATTCCTTAGCAGCAAGACAGGAACTAGCATCAGCAACCTGGATAGCTTCGCCCTTCTTGACCAGTTCAGTCATGCGGTCAGTGAGTTTTGCGAGAGCTTCATTCGGTAGCGTTATTTCCATATTGCTCATAGGTCCTCCGCATCTAGACGTATTGGTGCTTGTGTATCGTCGTGCTCATCATACTGTTCCCAGAAGTTTGCTACTGCATCTTCAGGTGTAGCGCCAAAGCCTCGAATATTACCTCTGCTTGTGTGGCATTTGCAGTCCGGGTCATAGCAGGGATCATAGGTATTGGGGTCAAGAGCTTCGTAGCGTTGATTACCCCAGCCTTCAGTGGCATATACTTCCGGTATTGGCTTGTCGCTCATACCAAGCCATTCTTTCTGAGTTGCTGGATCAGCATCTCTGTGTCAGCGTTCACTTTGATTCCCTGCAAGCGCTTCTGCCAATCGGTCAGCAGCATATTGAACAGCACGTCCTGTTCTTGCTTGATTGCTTGTGAGAGTACTTCGAGGGCTGCTTCCTCAGCCTCAATCTGTGCGATCGTCTCCAACTCCTCAGCAGAAGCGCACTTGTCCTCGAAGTCGTGGACTGATTCTACTGATTCGCGGTCAAAACGTGCATCGTAGCGGTCGGTCATACTGCCTCCTTATGATTGATTTGTGGCTCTTTGAGGAAATACTTATGCAGCAGTACTACTACCTTGTCGGCGGCCTCCCACTCGTTCTGAGAGCGCAGCCAGAAGACGATGTGCCAAAGGATGTATTCGCCGTGGGAATCGATCAGCTTTACTTTGTGCCATTGCCTCATATGCCTGCCCTCCATGCCCCTATTTACGCACATCTGCGTAAACCTGTCAAGCATTATTTTCAAATTCTCTTGACTTATTTTCGCGATTGTGCAAAATAGCACTATGACCGAACGTGAAGTTTATGAAGAGGTTCGCCGCTTAATGGATGGCCAGACTCTCGCCTCTGCAGCAGCAAACCTAGGCATATCAATAAGTTATCTTCATGATGTATTGCGCAGGCGCCGTAAGCCAGGCAAGAAGCTGCTCAAGGGATTAGGTCTCGAGCGCAGGGTGGAATATGTCCGAAAATAGCCAATGTGGCGATTTAATGCTTCCCAAATGGGATGTACGGTGCCAGCTCGAGCCAGGCCACGCTGGCGAGCATTATGCCAAGACAGAAAATGTAAAGTATACCTGGTGGAATGATCAAATTAATATGCAAAGACTTCCGCAGAAACCAGAACAAAAGGAGACTACTTGAAACAAGCTATAGTACTAGCCCTGCTAATCACGTCTATGGTCAGCATTGCCTCGGCGCAGACCTGCACGCCTGTATCTATTGGCACGGACAGCACTCCCAATTCAGCCTCACATGGGCCTGCATTTGGATTTTATGTGCAGGACAGCCAGACGCGCATGACCTGGTACCCCCAAAATAACACTGTAACTCTCAAGGCTCCCTGGATAAAAGTCGGCCCAAACTCAGAGAACGGCTACGTAAAGGTACGCGCCGGGTATGGCGGTTGCACTCAATCTTGGGACTATAACTTCTTTCATAACTATCAGGTATATGATGCACCTGGCCATGCAATCTATAGCAGTCCTACGCAGGAAAGCATTGTTTACACCTGCGGTAACACACCGGCTTGTTATTTCCTATTCTGGGATCCGCTAAACGCGCTACAGCCATCCAACGAAATACCAGTAACAGCGGGACATACTTACTGGGTTTATGATTGTGCTTATGCGGATGTAATCGGTATAGGCACTACGCCTGTATATTGCGGAGTGCTAACTGTTCATGTTGATTGATTGTGATCCATGGGATCTTTGGGAGGAGTGGGACTCGATTTTGGAGGCACTCCTCCACTTCTTTGCAGGTTTAGCCTAGTACGAATAAATACTAGTAAATATGGCATAAATATGGGTAAATCGGCATATGGGACGTATAAAAGGCAGTACAAACCGAATTTCTAACGATACCGCCGAAGCTTTTGCTATGCGGGTAGAGCAGCAAATCAAGAAAGCTAATGTTAAAAGTATGGAATCACTCGAACGTCTAGCTTGCAGGTTATTGACGAATCCTAAGACTCCACAGGTACAAGCTGCTGTTTTGATGAAATGGGCTGAATGGCGCTTTGGCCCACTCAAGCAAAAGGTACAAATCGAAGGGCAAATCGAGCATAAAATCACCCTCGAGGAAGTGAGGGCTAGAATCATTGAGCTGGACAGAAAAAGACGAGCGGGAATACCTGAAATTGCTGGAGATGGAAGCGAAGCTGATAGAAACAAACAAGCTATCGACCTATTACCCAGCAACGGGACCACTGGCTAGGCAGCACTATCCTAGGCATTTAGAGTTTTTCGCAGCAGGAGCTATACACCGTGAAAGATGCTTCCTTGCAGCAAACAGAGTTGGCAAAACAGAAGGAGTTGGAGCCTACGAACTCACCTTGCATCTCACAGGACGATACCCCGATTGGTGGGAAGGTCGCAGATTTGCATACCCGATTAGCGCTTGGGCGGCTGGAGATACAAGTAAAACTACTCGGGACATTATCCAGCGAACTCTCCTGGGTCCTGTCGGATCATACGGAACAGGAATGCTGCCATCGGATAGCATTATTAGTCAAACTTCTAAGCCTGGAGTACCAGACGCTATCGAGACTATTTACGTTACGCATCGAAGCGGAGGCACAAGCGAGCTCGGCCTTAAAAGCTACGACCAGAAGCGAGAAAGCTTCCAAGGAACAGCCAAGCACATAGTTTGGTTGGATGAAGAGCCGGATATGGGCATTTATACTGAATCGCTTACTAGGACAATGGCAACCTCGAGCTTTGCCGGCGGGATGATAATTTGCACGTTCACCCCTTTGCTTGGCATGTCTGAAGTTGTGCGATACTTCCTCGATATAAAGGCAGCGGATGAGTAAGTTTGTAGTCCAAGCCACTTGGGATGATGCTCCGCACCTATCGGAGCAGGACAAAGCGGACCTTTACGCCTCCTATCCGGCCTACCAGCGAGATGCTCGAACCAAAGGCGTACCCCAGCTCGGCTCAGGCGCCATATATCCTATCCCTGAAAGCGAAATAGTTATTGACGATTTCGAGATCCCGCCGCATTATCCACGTAGCTATGGACTTGACGTTGGCTGGAATAGGACCGCTGCTGTTTGGGGCGCCCGAAACAATGAGTCTGGAGTCACTTACCTCTATTCTGAGTACTATCGAGGCCAAGCAGAGCCTGTTATCCACTCTCAAGCAATTAGGTCCCGAGGAGATTGGATTCCTGGCGTTATTGATCCAGCTAGTAGGGGACGAAGCCAGAAAGACGGGCAACGGTTGTTCGAGGATTATCGAGAACTCGGATTGGAGCTTGAGGTATCGGCTAACGCAGTTGAAGCGGGAATCTACGAAGTATGGCAACTTCTCAGTTTTGGGCGCCTCAAGGTGTTCAAAAGTCTCGTTAACTGGCTCATGGAGTTTAGAATCTACCAGCGAGACGAAAACGGCAAAGTAGTGAAGTCCAATGACCATCTCATGGATGCAACACGCTATTTCGTCCTGTCGGGCCGTGATCGTATGGTTACGAAACCACTACCACCGAAGGAAATCATCGAATACCGATACCCAGGGCAAGAGCGGCAAGGTTGGATGAGATGAGTACTCAAGTCCAAGCCGAGACACACAAATTCAGCAAGGCTGAAGTGCATTTCGAATACCGTGTGCATGATGGGGATCATTGCGGAGATTGCAAGTACTTTGAAGTCTACCGGAAGCATGCGTGCAAGATAGTAGCTGGAATGATCTATCCTAGCGACTGGTGTAATAGATTTGTGAGGGACAATGCCATACACCGAAGTAATGCATAAGTTCAAGCACGGCGAACTGCACAGCGGCAGCAAGTCAGGCCCGAAGGTTAAGAATCGCAAGCAGGCCATTGCGATCATGCTCAGTGAGAAGCGTAAGTCGGCCGGTAAGCCTGAGTATCGAGCCAAGCTCTCAAGCTTGAAAGGGCGATAATGTACGAAGATATAGAAGACTTTGAACCAATGCACGATAGGCTGGTCCTCGAGCGCATAGACGAGCCTGTAGGGCCTATTGTGCTTACTGATGCGCCTCCAACCCGCAAATTCAAGGTTCTGAAGGTTGGGCCCGGGAAATGGGTAGATGGCGTATTCGAGAAAACAGTCTGCCGGCCAGGGCATATTGTGATCCTGCCAGGGATAGCGGCAACGCATCCGGATTACGAGACCAAGCGATATATTCTCGCTCAGGAAGGCGATATAGGAGCAATCGTTGGCTGACGGCTACGATTATGAGCTAAGGGTAGCGGAATCAGCGCCCGATAAGGATGAAGCGGAGCGTACTAGGGTAATCAATTTCCTCATTGTAGCTCGCGAGCGGTTCAGGATGGCGGCTGATGCTGAAAATAAGGTACGCCAGGATGCGTTAGATGATTTAAAGTTCATGGCTGGTGATCAGTGGCCCTCCAATATCCAGACCACTCGAGACAATGATGGGCGCCCATGCTTGACGATCAATCGTTTGCCGGCGATGAAGCGACAGATCACCAACGAGCAGCGACAACAACGTCCCAGCATTAACGTTAATCCCGTAGGCTCAGGCTCGGATGTAGAGACAGCGGAGATATTCAAAGGCCTGGTGCGGCATATCGAGGTTAATAGCGATGCTGAGATAGCCTATGATACGGGCTTTGAGCATGCGGTAATCTCAGGTTTTGGCTATTGGGAAGTGCTCACTGATTACTTGGATGGTGACAGCTTCGATCAAGAGATTTTAATAAAGCGTATCAAGAACCCGTTTACTGTCTACTTTGATCCTTCAGCTATCGAACCAACCTATTGTGATGCCGATTGGTGTTTTCAGATTGAAGACTTACCATTAGTGGAGTATCGCCGTGATTATCCGACTTCAGCAGCTGCTACGTTATCTGACTTCTCGAGTATTGGTGATCAGTTCCCAGAATGGGCTACAAAAGATACAATACGCGTGGCTAAATATTGGCATGTGGAATATACGCCATACACACTTTATCTACTTGATTCGGGAAAGATTGTACGCGAAGTGCCTGCCGGCGCAACGGTATTACGGAAGCGCCAAGCACAACAGCGAAAGGTAATCTGCTCAAAGATCAATGCTATTGAGATTATCGAGGAAAATGAGTGGCCTGGGCTGTATATTCCTATTGTTCCTGTACTGGCTGATGATTATGACGTTGACGGCAAACGTCATATCGCAGGCATTGTCAGAGATGCTCGAGACCCTCAGCGAATGTACAACTATTGGGTATCATCCGGCACAGAAATGATTGCATTAGCTCCTCGAGCGCCATTTATCGGAGCCAAAGGTCAGTTTAAGGGAGTAGAAGCTACCTGGACAAATGCGAATGTTAAGAACTATCCCTACCTAGAATATGAGCCAATGACAATTGGAGGGCAGCAAGCGCCTCCGCCAGCTCGTCAGACTTACGAGCCTCCCGTGCAAGCTATTACGCTAATGACACGGCAGGCTGATTCTGACCTTAAGGCAGTGGTGGGGATATATGATCCAACGCTTGGACAAAATAAGAGTGACCAATCTGGCCGAGCTGTTGCACTTCTGCAAAAACAATCGGATATTGGGAACCTTAACTGGGCGGATAACTTATCAAGGGCCATCCGCTATACTGGTAAGCTGTTGCTTGATCTTATCCCCAAAATCTACGACGCGCCTCGAGTCCAGCGAATAGTCAATCCTGACGGTTCCGTAAAGCATGTAGGTGTCTGGAACAGTTCGCAAATGCCTGGAGTAGACGCCTCTCAGGTTATCGGGCCGGCAGTAACGAAGATATATGATCTAGGCTCAGGGACTTATGATGTAACAGTCAGCGTAGGGCCAAGTTACCAGACAAAGCGCCAGGAAGCGGTAGCGAGTCAATTAGAAGTACTCAAGGTATTGCCGCCTCAGTATGCCCAAGCGATAACGGACATGGTTGTGCGCAATATGGACTGGCCAGGCTCGCAAGAGATGGCAGACCGTATCAAGAAGCTGTTGCCTCCACAGCTCCAGGATGATCAGGACGATAAAGATACGCAACTGACTAAAGCGCAGGCAATTAATACGCAGCTATCACAGCAGAACCAATTGCTGACGCAGGCGCTTAACCAGGCAACGGAAGTTGTCAAGACCAAGCAAATCGAGCAGCAAGGCAAGTTTGCTGTTGAGAAGCTTCATGCTGAAACGCAGATTACCATTGCGGAGATTCAGACGAAAGCTCAGAACGCGATGGAACGGGCACAGATGTACACCGACATCTGGAAGGAATTGCACGGTTCAGCTCATGAGATAGGTATGCAGAAGGATCAGCAAGCGCACGAAAAGGACTTAGCTGCACAGGCAGCAGAGAATCAAGAACAGGAAGGAGAAACGGATGGCGGGGGAAGTACAGGTAGCTAGCACCACGGATAGTCAGGATGAGGTTAATCGTGTAGCAGGGGCCGTTCCGGAAGATACTGTCATAAAGGAAGCTCCGGACGAGCAAGTAGACTCTGAAAAGCAAGAAAGCCCTCCCGAAAAGCCTAAAGTAGATCCCACCGAGAAGATGCAGAAGCGCATTGATAAGCTTACTGCGCAGAAATCTGAAGCTGAACGCAGAGCGGAACAGCTTGCCAAGGAACTCGAGGCTGAACGTTCTAAACATATAGAAGCGGCTCCTGTTGAAGAGCCTGTTGAAGTGCCTCAAGCGGAATTGCGTAAACGTCCTAAGCTGGGCGAGACGATTAACCCAAGAACTGGCAAACCTCACGAAACACAAGAGGAATATGAAGACGATTTGATGGATTGGCGCGACGAAAGAAACGCCATTGAATATGCCAAGAGCGAGCAAACACGCAAAGCCAATGAAGTTCTTACAACTTACAACGATCGAGTGGAAGAATTTAAGGCTACACATGAAGACTTTGCTGATGTAGTAGGCAAGAATATCGAGATACCTCAAGGCGTTCAAATGGCTATCCTTGAGATGGAAAATGGGCCCGAAGTGGCTTATTTCCTAGGATTGCATCCGGAGGTTTGCAGGGATTTGCTCAAAATGAGCCAGCCAAAAGCTATTCTAGAAATAGCAAAGATGTCAGCCCGCCTTGAGGAACCAGCAAAAAAGGATGAAGGCCAGAATCAGGAAGGGAATAAGAGCGGCCCAGATAGGAATCCAGTCGTGAGCCGTGCGCCTGCGCCAATAAAACCACTTACGGGGCATGCTGTAAAGTCTACCGTATCCCTCGACCAATTGGACTATGCAGAATACCGCAGAATACGTGACAAGCAAGAAAAGGAACGTTTCCGTAGATGAAGAAGAGGAAAAGGAACAAAAAACAGAAAAAGAATAAAGCATGGATGGAAGCGTTTCGTATACTTGATAAAAATCTTAAGCTTTATGACTTTAAAGAAATGTTTCGAGAAGTACTTGACAAACAGTGTAGAATCAAAATGAAGTAAGGCGACTTGGTCCGCTTAGGCCATGCCCAGCCTACTTAGCTTGGCTTAATAGCTCTGCCGTTGTGGGAACCCCAAATCTCATAAGGAGCTAACAAGCTTGGCGAACACTCTTCTTACCATCTCAATGATCACGCGAGAAGCCCTCCGTGTCCTTGAGAACAATTTGAGGTTCACCAAATACGTTCGTCGCGACTTCGATGACTCCTTTGGCAGAGCAGGAGCCAAAATTGGAACAGTTCTTAACATCCGCAAGCCAGCTAGATATGTTGGCCGTACGGGTCAAGGCCTATCCATTGAAGACGCTACCGAAACTTTGGTGCCTCTCGTATTAAATATCCAGCGAGGCGTTGATATCGCTTTCACCTCGCAGGACCTAGGATTATCCATTGACGATTTCAGTGACCGATTCATCAGACCGGCCATTGCGAACGTCGCTAACAACGTAGACGCAGACGGTTTGAAGCAATATGTCAACGTTTTCAATGAGATAGGAACGCCTGGAACGGTTCCTAACGCTCTATTGACGTACCTTCAGGCTGGTCAGCGTTTGGATGAGGAAGCCACGCCGCGGGATGACATGCGCTCGCTCGTTATCTCGCCGGCTATGCAGGCAACCATTGTCGATACCCTCAAGGGCTTGTTTCAGGAATCTACTGAAATCGCTCGGCAGTATGAAGAAGGTACGATGGGGCGCAGCATTGGCTTCAAATGGAGCATGGACCAGAACGTCCAAGTCAACACGATTGGCGTACTTGGTGGAGCTCCAACGGTCAACGCAGCCAACCAAACCGGATCATCCCTCGTAACCAATAACTGGACCGCAGCGGCAGCTTTGCGCGTGCTCCAGGGCAACGTGTTTACGATTGGTTCCGGTGCAACTGGCGTGTATGCTGTCAACCCGCAATCGAAGCAATCAACTGGCGCACTGCGTAACTTCACAGTCACTGCTAATGCTTCCTCTGATGGTGCTGGCAACCTGACGCTTTCGATTTATCCTCCGATTACCGTTAGCGGGCCTTTCCAGAACGTAACAGGCTCTAGTGGACCGATTACCGGGCCAGCAGCAGGCGCAACCATTAACATCATTGGCGCAGCGAATACGGCTACACCTCAAGGCCTTGCATTTCATAAGGATGCATTCGCCCTTGGCGTAGCGGATTTGCCGCTTCCTGGTGGGGTTGACATGGCCGCTCGAGTTGCTGATAAGCAGCTCGGAATGTCCATTCGCCTTGTCAGGGCCTATGATATCAACACGGATAGGTTCCCAACTCGTATCGATATTCTATACGGTTGGACAACTCTCTATCCAGAATTGGCTTGCAGGGTGGCATCCTAATGGCTATCAACGTAACGACTCTAACTAACGCAATCGGCGCCAGCGATACCACGTTCGTAGTCGGCAGTACAACGAATATTACCGGGCCAAACTTCACTACCGGAGTGGGACTGACTTACCTGCAAGTTGAGCAGGAATATATGCTCGTTTATTCAGTTCCAGTTGCAGGGACAGTGACAGTTCAACGCGGGGTATTCGGCAGTCCGGCTTACGCTCATGGTGCAAGCGCTCCGGTAACGATTGGGTTGCCTACTGACTTCGGGCAACCTGCTATCTCGATCAAATCTCAACAGGACTTTTCATGGGATAACTTCTCATGGGCAGCTCCAGTAGCCAGTGCGGCTACGATTACAGTACCAGGCCAAGCATTCCATATTACCGGAGTTGCTTCGATTACGACAATGAACCTTCCTGCGGGCTTTGTGGCTGGAGGGTTGTTCTATGTCGTGTTCGACAGTACCGCTGCAATGGCAACTGGCGGAAATATCGGTGTGGCGGTAACTGGAGCAGCCGGGAAAATGGTTGTTATGGCCTATGATCCCAATACGTCCAAGTGGTACAGCACTACCTAAGGTGAACTGATGCCAGGACTAAATATTCCAACCCTGGTTAAGGTCGGGGCGCTGGAACAGGATACGCTTAATATCCTCAACAGCGCCTTCGGCAATACAACCAGCGTACTTGCTACAGTTGCACAAACGGCAGTTCCTTTCGGGACATTCAATACCGGTGCCGCAGTTAACTTCCTGACGGCTACGCCTCCAGCTGGCGTATACCGCGTTACCGGCTATTTGCTCGAAACGACTACGTTTGTAACCAATACCACTACAGCTATAACTATTGGCTGGACGGATGAATCGCAAGCGCAAACAAATATTGCGTTTACGACTTCGACGCTTACCGCAGGCACGTTTACAAGCGGTAGCGTTACCTTCCGTTCCAGCGGTTCTGCACAGATTACCTGGGCGCCTACTAAGACCGGTGCATCAGCTACAGCCGGCGCAGCGTCCATCTATCTTGTGCTCGAAAGGGTGTTGTAATGCCGAAGCATCGAATGGAACAAAGCCATCCTTACAGCAAACCGCATAGTGAAGGGCATATGACGTTAGAAGAACTAAACGCCTCTGACCATCTTTGCCCGCACCATGCCGGTGTTGCACCGCTTCCGGACTCTAATCGGGAAACTTGGATGCAGCATGAAGCTAATCCATATCCTACTGAGCCGGAAGAGAAACCGGAGTAAGCATGGCCCATCGCAAAGTATTTCACAGGGTTCATACTGAACAGCATCTCGAGCCTCACGAACTCGATTCCCGCTATCATGGAGCTCATTCAGCGCACGATCATGCTCCAATGCAGCCTCATGAAGTGGACAATATCGACCATCACCTAATCCACCAAAAGCCAGGGATTCCAGATCCTAACGTCAATTCCTATAAGGGAATGCAGAATCCTTACCATTATGGCAATGTGGGTCATCCGGAAGTTGAACATCAGCCCGGCCCAATGGCGCATGTATCGAGGCCAGAACCGGCAGTCAATCAAGGCGATAGCGAGAATCCTTACGGAGAGGGCCAGGATGGCTGAAGTAAAGCATAACTTCGATGAATTGCGGGATCTCGCCCTCCCGCAATTCCCGAGAGCCATGTATCACGATAGTTTCCCTGCTGTAGTCGTCAGCGGGCCTGAGGAATTGAAGGGCCTTGGGCCCGGCTGGCGTGATCATCCGGATAAAGCTTATGCGAAAATCAAAACAGGCGAAGAAGAAACCAAAGCCGAAGCCAAAGCGGAAGAAGAAGCCCCAGAGGAATCCGAAATTACCGCTACAGGAGACACAATCAGCGTTACCAGGCGTAGGGGAAGACCTCCCAAAGGTTACTGAGTGAATGATTACGGCAACGATGCTGCTCCAGGACTGCGGGCCTAATGACCTTACGCTATCGTTGCCCATTAATCAGAGAACAGGAACCTATCTATCAATTGACTATGAATACCTGCTCGTCACCGATAATGGGGTGCAACGCGGGATGCTGGGCTCGAAATCACAGCCTCACAAAGCAGGTAGCCAGGTATATATCGCTGGAATCAATTCCGATTTCCCTTGGATCAAGGCTGTTGCGGGATTTGCACCGGCAACGGGACAGATCAATTCTATGGTGAACTGGCCGGCTACGATACTTACCGGGACAGCCGACGTGCTTAATCCCAGTGTGTCGGCTTTCTACATGGTCCAGACTGCCGGCATTGACAATATGACAATTGGACCTGCGCCTTCATCCGGAGGCGTAACCATTTCGGTATACAGCACGACAGCAAATGCTCATACTATAACTTCGACAATAACTTTCGCAAACGGCATTCAAGTGCTTCAGAAGATTACCTTTCCAGGAGTTCCTGGAGCAGGCGTGATCCTAGAAGCGGCTAATGGCGTTTGGACAATGGCGATGGGCTCATGAATGCCGGCGATTTAATTAATAGCTCGCTTCGGATGATTAACGTCCTAGCATCCGGAGAACAGCCATCTACAGCCGAGCAAACAGACTCGCTCGTAATCCTTCAGCAGATGATAGATAGCTGGCAAGCTGAGCGGCTTACTATCTTCACCATTCAACGTACAGGACAGCAAGGCGGACCACAAACCTTCCCATTAGTCTCTGGCCAGCAAACTTATACGCTTGGTTCCGGAGGCAACTTCAATATCCCGCGCCCCGCCAGAATCGAAAGAATCAGCCTCGAGTGGCTATCCAACCCAGCCCAGCCACTAGAGTTGCCCCTTGAAATGGTAAATGAGCAGCGCTGGCAGACAGTTCCAGTTAAGGCTATTACCAGCACATTGCCGACAGTTGTGTATGATGATCAGGGTTTTCCTTACCGCAATCTAAGCTTCTGGTGCATTCCAACGGTAGTCTCGAATGTAATCATCTACTACTGGAATCCTCTTAATACATTTACTGATCTAGTTACGGATGTACAGTTCCCTCCAGGCTATTTCAAGGCATTGCGTTATAACTTAGCAGTAGATTTGGCGCCTGAGTTTGGCAGGCCTATACCTCCGGAAGTAGCGGCTCAAGCCCTAATGAGCAAATCCGTAATCGAAAGCATGAATCTGCCGGCATTTGAGATGCGCGTTGATCCAGCGGTTATTGATCCAAAACTAAGAGCATACAATTGGATTTCGGACACTCCTGTTTCGAACAAATGAGGAATCTATGCCCATAACTTCGATCACGTCTAGCGCAACGTTCCAGCTAAAGACTTCGGCTGGCTATGTCCAGTCTATTATCGTCTCAGCTCCCGGGACGACTTGGACACTCAAAATCTTGGACGGCCCTAATAATGCCGGCAACACTACAACGGTGTTAGGTGGAGGCACTCCTATTACGCTCACCGCGGGCGGCATTGTACTCACTACGCCTCTCTATTGCACTAATGGCATTCAGGTTGTAACCAGCGGTACGGCAGGCGAAGTAGACATTGAATGGAGCTAAGAATTGGCGCGCTTTGGGTTCATTGGGCCGAGTTACACCTCTCAGTCTATCAATGCTGACTATCAGCAGACTTTTAACTGGTATACGGAAAACAATGAGTCCGGCATGGGCAAAAGCGGAGTGGTTCTCTATCCCACTCCTGGCCTATCTGTTTTTACAGATTTGACCGCTGGAACTATAGGCCCTCCAGGGATAAGAGGTATTTTCAACTGGAATGGGTTGCAATCTCCTCCTCTTGGAAGATGCTTTGTCGTAGCCGATAAGCGCTTTATTGAAATATTCTCGGATGGAACATTCTTTCAATATACTTTGCCTGCCATTCTAAATGATGGGACGCCGGTGTCCTTTGCCGCCAGTGGCACGGAAATGATGTTCACTTCGGCAGGTTCGCTATTCCATTTTACAGGCACCAGCAGCTCATTCCTTATAAACCAGATACCAGGCTTCACAAATGCTGCGCAAGTGGCCTATGTAGACGGATTTTTTGTAGTGTGGCTCAATAACTCTAATCAGGTATTTACTTCAGCGCCTTTAGATGGGACAACTTGGCCTGCATTAGCCACGACAAAGGTTTCAGTCTTCCCTGATAACCTGATTTCCATGCTTTCCGATCATCGTGAATTGTGGCTATTCGGCGCCAAGCAGATAGCTGTCTATTACAATAGCGGCAACTTCCCATTTCCTTTGGACGTGGTAAGCGGTGGATTCATAGAAAACAGCACGATAGCGCAATGGAGTCCCGCTAGAATAGATAACAGCGTATTCTGGCTTGGCGGAGACGAACGAGGCAACGCTGTTGTGTGGCGGGCCAATGGTTATACTCCCCAGCGCGTCTCAAACCATGCTGTAGAATTCGCAATACAGGGTTATGCCATTCGTAATGATGCTATAGGCTACGCTTACCAGGACCAAGGGCATAGCTTCTACGTGCTACGCTTCCCTAATGCCGATCATACTTGGGTATATGACGTAGCTACGGGCCAATGGCACGAACGAGGATGGCTGAATGCTAACGGCTCATTTAGCGCCCATCATTCGCAGAATCATGCATTCGTATTTGGGAAGCATTTGGTGGGAGACTGGAGCACTAGCACTGTTTATCAGATGAGCTTGGCATTTCAGGATGATGCCGGAAATCCTATTGTTAGGACTAGACGTTCCCCGCATATCTCGAATGAAGCGGAATGGGTATTCCATCATCAATTCCAGTTGGATATGGAAACGAATCAAGGCACGGTAACGGGTCCTGCGATAGCGACAGGTAATCAGCTTATAGATGCCAATTCCGTATCCTGGGTAATGACGATCAACAGTATTGGAATGCTTCAGACAAGCCTTGGAACTGGTACGCTTGGAGGATTGTTTCTCAATGATCCCGGCAACACAACTAGCTGGCAAATAGTTGTCACTACTGCTGGAGTGTTGCAGGTTGTTCCAACTACATTAAATCTAACTTATCCTACAGTCCTACATATGAACTCAAGTCCAGGCCCTCCTACGAATGGATTCAATCTTACAGTGAATACTTTCGGACTGATTAGTATTGCTGACAATGGCGCTACATTCCCAACAATAAGGCCTCCTCAAGTAGCTTTGCTGTGGTCAGACGATGGAGGTCATACTTGGAGTAACGGGTATACCGTTGTTACCGGGAGTATCCCTGGAAGCGGGCCTCAGCAGAACTGGAAGACTAGGGTATTGTGGCGCAGGCTAGGACGATCTCGGGACCGCATCTATCAGGTATACGCTCAGGACCCGGTACCTTGGCGATTAATAGATGGCTACTTGTTGGCTTCTCCTGGTTTCGAACCTACTGAACGTCTAGTTAAGCAATACGGTAAGAGCGCATGACGCAAACAACTGCAAGCTTTCCCGGAGCTAGACAGCCATTCGTTGATGAGCAGAGAGTATTGTACTGGCCTTTTATGAAGCTGTTATCAGGCTGGAATTCTTTGCTAAGCCATCTAGTGGCCAGCTCTGTCTCGATACCAACAGGTTCGGGAAGTCCTAATGGCAATGTAATAGGCAAAGTGGGCGACTTATATATCAATACAAGTGGAGCAGCGGGAACAACTCTCTGGGTTAAGGAATCGGGAAGCGGCACTAATACAGGATGGATTGGGAAATGATGTCCTCGAGAGTACAAGTAAGATGGGAAAGAGGCGCAAAGCCTATCGTTAATATTAGGCCAGGCGAGAGGGTATTGACTTACAGGGGATTGCGAAAAGTGAAAGAAGTTATTTACAAGGATTATGAGGGACCTATCTACTTAATGAGCAGGGTGGAATTCGTAACCCCTAATCAGCTTTTCCATGCCGGAGGAGACATCTGGAAGACAGCAGAGCAATTATTCCAGAATCCACTTCCATTCAAGGGAACGGTTTGGACTCTAGAAATTGATACCGATAAGGAAGATGAAAAGAATTATACCCTTGGCAATGGAAGACTTGCGCGAAACGGAATGAGCGAATGAGTGATTTGATATATAAATTGCTTAAAGCTGATGAATGGGAAAGAGCAAAGCCGATTCTCAATGATTCCTTGCCCGATCCAAATACCAGCTTGATTTCCGTTGCGGAAAACGACGAAATACGAGCGGTTTTATGCTTTCATCCGGTTTTTCATGGCGAGCCTTTATGGATTAATCCTGATTACCGGGGAAAAGTAAGCGTAGCTAAATTGCAGGAATCTCTTACTGCGGTACTTCCAAAGGGCCTGGAATATTATGCTTTTACTCCGGACAGGAAAATGCGATGGATTGCGGGAACCTGCCATATGACTCCATTACCATGGGATATTTGGAAAGGGATAGTCTGATATGCCGTTTCTTGCTGCAATTCCTATTGGCGCTGCTATAGCAGGCGGAGCTGTGGCAAGTGCGGGAATAGGTGCAATTGGTTCTGGTATAGCAGCAAGCAAACAGGCTGGCGCAGCTACAAATGCCGCACAACTTCAATATTTGTCCGGCCAACAGGCATTAGATTTCCAGAAGCAGCAATTTGCGCAGCAGCAACAGAACATTGCTCCTTGGCTCCAGGCCGGGCAGGGCGGGTTATCTCAGCTTTCCTGGCTATTAGGTGTGCCTGGGGTAGGTGGAAGCCCTCAAGGGAATATCCCAGGCATGCCACAGCAATTCAATGCTGCTCCTGGAATGACGACCGCACCAACGGCTACGGGCGGGCCGGCAATGGCGCCCACTTCCCGAATGTTAATGACTCCAGGAGGAGCAGATGGGGTTAGAGCTGGAGCGGGAGCTGGAGTTGGAACGACTAGAGGCGGGTTGCCTCCGGGAGTTAGAGGGCCTGGAGGTTTAACTCCAGGAAGTCCAACAAATAGCGGAGCCAATTTCGGATCTCTGCTGCAAGGCTGGAACCAGCCATTTGTGCCGCCTACAGGAGCAACGGAGCAGAATGATCCTGGCTACCAGTTCAGATTGAATCAAGGATTGCAAGCCCTTCAGAATACTGCTGCTGCTCGAGGCGGATTGCTTTCCGGCAATACACTACAGGGAATCGAGAATTACGCGCAGGATTATGCCTCGAATGAATATCAGAATGTTTACAACCGTTCGCTGGGTCAATACCAGCAGAACTACAATATATTTCAGAATAATCAGGCGAACCTATATAACCGTCTAGCTGCACTCTCAGGCATAGGCCAGACTGCGGTAGGGCAACTCTCGAGCGCAGGGCAAAGCGCAGCCGGAAATGTCGGAAATATTCTGCTTGGCTCTGCCGGCCAAGTTGGTTCTTCGCTTATGAATGCAGGTGCGGCTCGAGCAAGCGGTTATGCTGGGGCGGCTAATGCTGGAATTGGAGCAATTGGAAACTTAAGCCAATATGCCATGCTTCAAAGTTTGCTTGGAGGAGGTAACCAAATTCCAACGACTATACCAGGTAGTATAGATATTGGATCAACTCTATATCCTCCTCCTTTTGTGGAGGCATAAATGGGCGGATTTCCAGCATTAGCGATACAGCAACCTCCAAGCGTGATGGATGAATATACGCGTGCCGTGCAGTTGCGCTCGCTCATGGGCCAAGCACAAATGCAGCAGCTTCAACTTCAAGACCAGCAAGCATCAACTCGCGCTATGCAGCAATGGGACGGCAAAGATTTTAACGATTACGCCGATTTGCTGAGAAAGAACGGGGCTTCCGCACAGACGGTCATGGGAGTACATCAGCATCTATTGCAGATGGAAAATGAGGCCGCACTAGCTAGAAAAAATGATGCCGAAGGTTCAGCAAAAAACTACGAGACCACACAAAAGATTTACGATCATTTTTCTGCACAACTCGACAATTTAAAAGGCCTTTCTCCCGATGATCAAGCTTCTGGCTTTGAAAAAGCCAAGCAGGATACGGTAAGGCAGTATCCGCAAACAGCACAATTTCTAGGGAATCTGCATTATCAGGGTGCGGATCAGCTTGATTCGCTTGAAAAAGTTTTAATGGGCGAGTCGAATTTTACCAAGCAACAGCTTGAGCGGGCTCAGACACAGGATGCGCTGAATAAAGCTACTTTAGCACAAATGCAGGCAGCAAAGATTCCTCTCGAGGAAGAGGAAATAAGACAAAGAATAGGCGGATTTAATATACCTCAATTGAATACAGGATTGCAGACACGATGGCAGGTATTACATCCAGGACAAGCCTTACCTCCACAATTCACATTACAACCTGGCTCGAGTCCAAAGGATTTTGAACGCATTGATAAGGTATTAGAACAAACGGAAAAGTCTGCACAGACAAAATCTCAGCAAGATATAAGTACTGGCATACGTCAACAGATGTTGGGACTTGCGCAGGAAAAAGCCGAGGAAGCTAAAACAAGAGCTGAAGAAGCTACTGAAAAGCAGCAAATGAAGTGGGTAGAATATACGGATGCTGGCCGTACTGTTGCAGGTCCATTATCCCAAGCTAAGGCAGCAGGTGCCACGGATATGTCTGAGTTAGGCCAAAAGGATGTACAGGACATACGCGAAGCTCGTAACGTTCACCAGCTTATAAGCAAGCAAGGTGATCCATCGCGCCCAGAGAATATGGGCGTAAATCAATTAATTGATTCCCTTGCTAGAGATAATAAATTGGGTATTGTTTCTTCCAGATTGAATAGTTTCCTTACCGGGAAAGTAGGAACTTTGCCTGGAGATGATCCACGCATAGCAGCATTGCTCAATAAGGCAGATTTAGCTATGACGGCCAGCATGAAAGCGCACTTCGGAGCTTCAGGAGGTCGCAGTCCTCAGATGCTAGAGCATTTCCTGAATATGGCCAATGCTCGCAAGATGGATGCGCCAGCCTTGAAAGCAGGATTCGCGGCTGTTGATGACTATATGCAAGATAGGGGAAGATTGCCTGCTTCAGCGGCACCTAATAAACCTCCAGTTACAGGAAAGACTTTAAGTCAAGCGCAAATCGCTAAAGCTGCAAAGGATCATGGCGTATCTATCGATGAGGCTACACGTCAAGCTAAAGCAGCAGGATATACGGTGCAATGAGTGCAGGAGCGCAAATTGATTGGAGCAAATACGAGGAACAGCCTAAATCTACTGTTCCTCAAATAGATTTCTCTAAATATGAATCCGAGCAGACTCCGCCAAAGCAGTATCTTCCCGGACGCGATATTGGTATGCGTGTGGCTAAAGGTATGGGCTTTGATGCTGACGCGTTGAAAGAAGCTGAAGACAGAGGTGGGGAAAAGGAAGCCTGGAGCGAACTTGGGAGGCAATTTCTCGAGGGCCTAAAAGGAATGGCTCTTGATCCTTTGAGCCCTATTTCGCAATCAGCAACTAATTTTGAGGAAGCGGTCAAGAGCCGTGATTGGGCGCAGATTGCCGGCGCCGCCTCAACCATTCTCGGAGGCGCAGAATCAACCAGGACAGGACTTGAAGCAACGTCAGCAGGAACCAGATTAGGGCGCGAAGCAGTAGGAGGGGCAATTCATACTCCTGAAGGCGCATTAACGCCTGGAGCTGAAACTGTGGGTCGCGTTGCTGGCGGTGCTATTGGTGCAGGCGCTGGCTCATTAGTAGGCCATGAATATCTAGGAGCAGCGGCAGGATATAAATTAGGGCCTAGTCTCATGGAGCAATTATTCCCTGAACCTAAGGATATTATAGAAAAAAGAGCGCAAGATGCACGATATAAAGCTTTGGGCGAAGAATTAGAACGTAGAGGAAAGCAACAAGAGACTTTAGACAGAAAGGCAGCAATCCAACAAGCCAGACAAACTAAACTAGATGCACTCAAAGCGAAACAGCAAGCAGCGCAAGCTCCACCTCCAAGCTTATTCCCAGGGGCACAAGCTACTAGCCCGCAGGCGACGGCCGGCCTTCCCTCGCAAGCATTGCCGCAAGGAACTGCAACGCCATTTCCTGGCCCTAAGCCTGCCCAATTTGTGAGCAAGTTTGCTGCTCCTGAGACTCCAGAAAGTCGCATCGTTAGTCCGGAGTCTACGCCTCCGGATGTCAAAGTGACTTATCAATCCGTTCCGCAAAAGGAATTGCTTAGCAAAGTTAAGGCTGGGGATAAATTCGCCATAACCGAATGGCAGCGGAGGGGCTTACCGCTACCGCCTAATGTACGGTATTTAAGCGAATTAGCCGGCACAAAGCCTTGGAGGGCTTACAGCGAATGAAGAAAATACTCCTATTATTTCTGTTATTTCCTGCTCTCGCTTATGGGCAAGGTGGCACAGTCCATACGATGGGCGGAGTAAATGCCCAGACTGGCACATCTTATACGATCACTGCTCAGGATCAGACCAAAGTACTTACCTTCAATAATGCTTCGCCTGTGGCTGTAACACTTCCCAGCGCTGCTACTCCAAATTTCGGTAGAGGTGCACTATTTACAGTCAGAAACTTAGGCGCCGGTACAGTAACGATCACTCCAGTAACTAGCACAATTGATGGCGCTTCGAGCATGACTCTTCAAACCAATGAAGGAGCGGACATATATAGCGATAGCGTCAATTATTTCGTTCAAAAGGGCCAAACTCCCATAGGTAGGAATAACGTTTGGACAGGCTCGAATCAATTTACCAGTGCTATTCAAGGAGTACTTCCTCTTTGCACGACGGTAGCGTTTACTCCTACTCCCAGCTTCAATATGTCTGCTGACGGTTGTTTCATTATGACGCTGACCGGGAATGTGTCGTCCATAACGATTACCGGAAGTCCTGTCACCAGAACAGCGTTGCATTTGCATTTCCCGCAGGATGTGACGGGAGGCCGCACCGTAACTTGGCCTGGAAATTTCCTGTTTCCCGCTGGCTGGGCATTGCAGAGCGCTCCAAGCGCACAGAATGATATGTCGTGGGAATATGATGGAACAAACTGGCGCCCATTTGGGTTTGGGACAGGCGGAGGCGGAGGAGGTGGCGGGAATATCACAAACCAGGTTAATGGAAACGTCTCGATAGGAACTGGTCCTAGTTCCATCGGAGCGTCAAAAGCAATCAGTGGATCAGACACAAATATTCCCAGTTCAACGAATTTATCGTCTGGAAGCGCAGGAACACTAGTTTGCAAAGATGCGAATGGTGGATTAGATACAACGGGTTGCAATTCAGGCGGTAATCCAGCAAGCCCCAATTTTCAAGCGCAAGTCTATAATTCTGGGAACCTAGCTAGTACTCCATGCCTTGGAGTTTCGGCGCCAACATCTGGTAGTGCTATAGCATTCCTTGATTGTGACACTCGTCCCAAGGGTCCCAATCCGATGGTCGATGTTACGCGCTACGGGGTTAGGGCGGTTGCGTCTGGCTTTATACCGGTGTCGCCAGGAATTACCGGGAACTTGACTGGCGGCACGAGCGCCTTGACAATATCGACTACCTCTTGCCCAAGCCAGGTTGTAAATACGTGCTTCCTTAATGGCGATGGCATTGTAGTTTACAACGCTGGAACCACTATTACCATGAGCACTCCAGGGACGCCAACGGTCACGGCGTCTGTTGACGGCGGGGTAGTCGGTTCTGGCTGGACTTATCCTCAGACGTTTGCTGGCGCGACCACTTACAGTTACAAGGTCGTCGCGAAGGACAAGACGGGAGCGGTAACTGCTGCCAGCGTTGCCGGGAGCACAACAACTGGAAACGCCTCGCTAGGGTTGCAGTCGGTTGCCGCAACTAGTTCGTCTCGAAGCGGCAGGATAGTCACGGTCACGACATCAGCGGCCCACAATCTTACTCCGGGGGCTACCGGTTCAATCTACGGAACGAATAACCCTTTCGACTTCGACGGGTGGTTTGTCGTTGATACGGTCCCAGACAACACACACTTCACCTATACGAGCGGAATGGACGCCAACAACGGTCCAGTCGGGACTTCTACTACCGGAGGAACGGTAACCTGGTTCAATGTAAACCACGTCACTTGGGCTGCGGTCACGGGTGCCTGGGAATACTGCGTATATGGTCGCAGTGGTGGCAGCTTCAACCTGCTGGGCTGTAGTAGGCCGAACGAAACGGCGTTCGACGACTACGGCCCGAATCTTACCGGAGTAGGTACGCTCGCTGTTCCGGCGTATGTTCCATTAACCGCTCCTAGCGTGGCGCAGAATGACTACTGCACGTCAACGATTTCTAGCGGTGCAGGTACGGTCAATTTGACGCTTTCGTCCACTTGTCCTAACACGGTTGCAGGGGCGACCGTAAGGTTTGATAATGGCCCGAATGTCTTAGCCGCGATGAAAGCTGCGGTGTTTACTGGAGGCGGGAACAGCACCAGCACTGGCGGGAATATGGCGGTTGACTTCCCGAGCAATGGGGCTGCCGGAACCAATTCCTACTACGTAATCAATTCGTATCTTACTCCTCCAAATGGGACTGTACTTTCTGTCCGTGGTCCGATAATCCTGAACGACACTTACGACATGGAGGGCGCTGACCTCGTAAGTGGCGGCGCGATTCAGACCTCTAACCTTTCAACATCCTTCTCGAATAGCAACCCTAACCGTCTATACGTCGGAGAAGCATTTCCCGGGTTCTACGTAGGCGTCAACGCTGGCAATAGGTTCATGAATATTGGTCTGCTTGCGTGTACGAGCGGATACGCGAATCGTGGGCAGACGATGATCATAGCGGATGAGGGTATTCAAGTAGAGGACTCGCTGATTCTGAGCGGCTGCGACAACACGGGTGTTCCCCGAAACACTGATTACGGGATAATCACGCGTGGATTCCAAGGTAGCCCCGAAGTCCCCGCTGGGCTTGGCGGAGTTACTCCAACCATTCTTAGAAATGTCACGCTGTTTGGTGACGGACGAATTAGCGGGCGCTCCTATACGACTACGGCCCCAGTATTCATGTGCGTCGGTTGCACGATCACAAAGCTGGATAACATAAATCTAAGTGAGCGGGGCATAGCGAACGCAGCAAACGGTGCCGGGCCGGGTAACTTCCGGCTTCAGACAGGTAGAATACAGGGCGGTGGGCCTCCGTTAACCATATTCGGAAACAACGGCACTGTAGCTTCAGTCTTTGGTTATGAGCAGGACAGTGTTGATTTCCCAATTGTTGCCAATCTAACACAGGCTACTTCCGGCCCCTCTGCTGGCCAAGCGTTAGGAAGAATGACCATAGAACAGGCCGGATGTGTAAGCGGCGCAGACCAAAACGCTCCACAAGTCAGCGGCAGACCGTTTGCAGCATTAAGCATAATAAGCGGAATCGGAGCTTCGTGCTCTCTATCCGGGCAAAACATCAATGCCACTGCAATTGACGCAGCAGAACAAATAGGGCTGACTAGCGGCCTCCAGCCGAATATCACCGGCACTATGACAAATACTTCTTCCCGCTCGACTACATCTCTTCATTTTGCCAGAGGGCAGCGCGTGTTCGTTGATCTACCTGCCCCTTCGATAACCGCTACGGCAGCGGCGGGTGGTTGCATTACTGGCGGTGCTTGTAACACTGTGACGAGCTACTATTTTTACGTGTCCGCTGTTGGATTCGATGGGGGGATAGGGCCTTCAAGCCCTGTCGGGACTCCATGCGTGACAAGCCCAAGCAATCAGACCTGCAACCTTTCATGGACGACAGTTAGCGGTGCAGCAGCCTACGTGGTTTGGGAGACGAACAACATAAACGGCGTCGCGGCGGCAATGGTCAATCCCGGCTTTTGTCTTGCCTTCTCAGCGACCACTACGTCGTACAGTCTTGCATCAAGTACCAATATCGGCGGTTGCGCTCAGCCACCGATACCACTACAGTCAGGCGGCGGCGCTAACTACATGTCGGCAGCCGAAATTGGGGCATTGGAATACAGACTTACTGGTGGAACCTCCGGGTTTTCATCCATTCTGATTAATCCAGCGCCACTCACGGCGAATCGCACGTTTACACTGCCCGATGCATCTGGAACCGTTTTAGTAAACTCCAACGGCCCTCTTTCTGGTTATGATCCATTCAATAGGGCTTCTTTGAATACCGGAGGACCATGTTCCGGAGGATCATGCTGGACAGTAGTGAATGGAAATACTCTTCCCTCGATAACCAGCAATGCCGTTACTGTAACGGTCGGAACGTCACCAGTGGCGGCAGCATGGACGGCAACACCATTCAACAGTAACCAATTTACGGAGGTTACGGTTACATCTACAGGTACTGGTACGGTGGCCAATGCGGTCTCGTTGCTTTGCAGGTCTCTTACGGCTGCAACCACTTATTATACCTTCTTTTTCCAGAATGGTAATTTCGAGGAATTCCTTGTCAATGCCGGCGTGGGGACTCAATTAGGAACGAATGTCGGGGGAACGCTTAATGCCAATGATGTCTTGAGAATGGAATGTAGCGGGAATACGATAACTGGCTATCAGAACGGCGTGCAGGTTATACAGAATACAGATTCCACGTTAACCGCTGGCCAGCCAGGTTTTAGGTTGTTCACTTCATCGGGAACTCCATACACCATCGACAATATTAATGTCGGGAACCTTCATCCTATTGTTCAGGCGGATCAGGAAATGGATATAACCCAACCCTTGCATGTTACTACGGCCCTTACCGTTGGCAATCCTGCACCTATAGCTGGAGCACTAATTGCAGGAACTGCCTACATGCCCACTTTGCAGACCACCGGGTCCAATGGAGGAATAACGGCAACGGAAGGTACGGGAGCTATTACCTCTCCAGGCGCTGGAGCCGATACTTTGTTCGCAAGCAGCGCCCAGCATAGTTGGGTTAAGACTGTTAACGGCGGAAGCAACACAAACGTTGTCGGCATTATCGCAGCCGGAAGCGTAGGCGATTGCGTAAAGCTGACGGCAAACGGTATCGACGTAGCCGACGCAAGCACTAACTGCTCAGTTGCAAATAACACTGTTACCGTAGGAACTTCAGCGCTCGCAGCCAATAGTTGTTACTCTGCCGGTGGAGTACTTAATACTGCAACATCAGTTACAATGACAGGTCTTACAACCACTATGACACTTAGCTTTACACCCAATGCCGACATAAGCGGTGTTACGGGCTGGGGTGCTACTGGCGGTCTGGTTATAAGGGCTTGGCCCACAGCTAACACGGCAAACATTAAAATATGCAACCAGACTTCCGGATCTATTACGCCATCCGGAAGCGTTACTTTCAATATAAGCGCCCGATGAAACTAATTCTATTGTTGCTTATGGCAGTTCCTTGCATGGCCCAAGACATGATGGACACCGGAGCTGTTTCTAGCGGTGCGGTATCCCCGCCAAGCGGTTTTGCTTACGTGGCTTCGAGCGTAACCGGTTGCGCCAATGGAGCTACTTCAGCAAGTAACTGCGTTTTCGCTTTGCACGTTAATCCTTCAGCTACAAACCTTATAGTTTGCATGGCTACTTGGAAAGATACCGGCTCCGTTAGTTACTCAATAACAGGATCGGCAAGCGGATCATTTACCTCCATAGGTTCGAAAAAAGCCGGGACTAACACATTGTCGGGTTATAGCGGACAAAACTTTTGGAAGCTGGCTGCAGGCGGAGCGGAGACGATTACCGGTTCCACTAGTTCTAATGTGGGTTTCTCTGCTTGGGAATGCACTGTTTATAGCTATAGCGGGACACTTACCTCCCTAGATGGTACTCCGCAGTACAGCAATACGGCTGCAGTGGCAAACGTGGCTACAGTAAGCGGACTTACTACTTCCAATTCCAGCGATGTTGTTATAGCCACCTGTAATGGAGTTACTTCTACATGCTCTCAGGGAGCAACCTATACAGCTAGAAATGATGCATCGGCGTGCAACTATACAACCGGGAGTTGTGTATCCAGCAGCTTTCTGAGCATGACTGGTCAGACATTGGAAGATAAAGTTGGCGTTGCAGCTGGTGCGCAATCGGCAACGTTTGGAACTGGCGGATCTACGGACGATGTTATTCTTGGATTGCTGGCGTTTTGATGAAGAAACTATTACTTCTCTTTATACTGTTTCCGATGGCGGCGTCGGCTCAGGGGACTTATACGGCAAATTCCCTAAGCCAGACGGACGTTCAAAATTGCATTACTGGAGTTAGCTGCGTAGGAGGAACACACACTCCCCATGATGGAGATATAATAAACCTACCAGCCGCAACGGCTACTTGGACCGCAAACCTAAGTACGACAATTACTGTAAACATGACGATCCAGGGCCAGGGCGCGAAATCCTCAACCTCATATAACATCGCCAATAACCCGCCCAACAGCCCTACCGGAACGGATTCAACTATCATTAACGCTTCTTTCCCTGGCAATAACGCTATTTGGAGCATAAACATAAATGCCGGTAAGACGCTGAGAATGACCGGAATATATTTCAACGGTTCAGGGGAATCGGCCAACAGTAATGGAATGGTTACTTTTTCTGGCGCATGGACAGGACAGTTGCGCCTGGATCATTGTCACGTTTTTATAAACCCTTCGACTTCCGGTATCGGCATAAACGGTCCTATCATCGGCGTGGCAGACCATGATTTTCTCGAAACAACCGGGGGAACGGCAACAAACACAAACGATTTTAGATTCTTCAATGGTCCAGGCTGGAACGGCCAGAGTGATCCTAACGGGCTTGCGGACCCTTCATTTGCTAATGGCGATAACTTTGGAACCAACCTATTTTTCTACGTAGAAGACAGCTATTTTCTTGGCGGATATACAGGGGATTGTGACCACGGAGGACGGTTCGTTATTCGCTATACTTCCGAGGTAAACACCAACGGACAAGCGCAGCATGGACTATACAACAGTTCGTTCAGGCCTTGCCGCGCAGCCGAGTTCTATAACGATTCGTTTACCGGAAGCACCAATCAGATAGCCCATCCAAACTCGGGGACTCTTATGGCCTGGGGAATAACCAGCAGCGGTACGGCAATTGCCATACCCCAGATGGAGAGGACATGGTTCGGCGAGGGACGCGATGCTGAAGAGATGACCCCTCCGCCTACTACTTGGGGATATTGTGGCGCAAAGTATGCTACTGGTACGGCAAGCACAACTGCAAACTCAACAGCAGTAACTGGGACAGGCTTTTTGACTAGCTGGCCTAATAATCCTCCATTCCTGTTTAATATATGGCTTCCAGGGGCTCAATGCGCGGGAAGGTACGGAGATTTGGGAAGCGCTTGTGCGGTATCCCCTCCGGTTTCCAGCACAACGGCGCTCACGTTGAATCAGGTGGCTACGGTAGGTGTTTCAGGCATTACGTATGTTGTGGGAAGCCAGTGGGACGGCGGCACGCTGAATACTGGGTATCCATGCCTCGATAGTCCTGGTCGCGGCGCGGGAGACTTGCTGAACGGCCTAACCATGCCCAATCGTCTCAATACGCTCACAAGCACCATAACATGGCCCCATGAGGTTCTTTCTCCGATCTACGTATGGAATACCACGCTATCAAGCGGAGGGCTGGTAAGCGATAACACCGGAACACTTGCCGACAACCGAGATTATTACATGCAACTTGGCACCTTCGGAGAACCAGGAAGCAACTGTACTGCTTCGTCTGGTTGCAACATCACTGTAGGCATAAATCAAACAAACCGAGATCCGATAAACGGTAGCGATACATGCACTGGCGGTAGTGATCCCGCGCTAGGTGCATCTCCTGGAGTAGGTTGGTGGAATCCTAACCATCCTGGGGATTCAACCCATTCTGCAGGGGCTTTGTGGGTATGCAATCCTACCAATACGTGGTCTATATACTACCAGCCTTATATCTATCCGCATGCTCTTATAACTTCCCAAATATCGATAATGCCCAATCCCGTAGCTTTTGGAAATCAACCGATTGGCGGGGCGCTTAGCAGCATTAGCGTCGTAATTACGAATAATACCAATGCGGCAGTAACGCTGCAAAATCCTTATTTTACGATCACCGGAACAAACGCAGCGGACTTCGTAAACCTCGGCAGCCTGGTAAATCCATGCTTGAATGGCGGAGTCCTGGCTGCGAATGGCGGCGTTTGCAATCTGAGTATTCAGTTTACTCCTACGGTCAATGGAGCGGAAACGGCTACGCTTACGATCCTCAGCGGAGCACTCCCCGCTACGGCTGCCATTACAGGAACCGGCACATTGGCAACATTACTCGTTAGTCCCGTTAGCGCCAACTTTGGCACGGTCAATGTGGGCTCTACAGCCAATCAATCCTTTACGCTGACAAATACGGGAACTGGAACGCTTACAGGGTTGACTCTATCGCTTTCGGATGCCACTAACTTTTCTATTCCAGCGGGAACAAATACTTGCAGCACAACGCTTCCCCCAAACGGCAATTGTACCTTTGTGGCTCAGTTCAACCCCACGGTACAGGGCGCGCTTTCCGCCACCATAACTATAACTTCCAATGCGAGCAATTCACCTACAGTTGTACCGTTGTCCGGAACTGGAGCAATTCCTGGTATAGGTTTTGGGACAAAGATTAACGGTAACGTGGTTATAAATGGCGGAGTGGCTGTTAATTAATGGTGACAAATGACTATAGTATCAGAAAAGAAGTTGGGAGAAAGGGAACCATGGGTTATGCCTGATAACCGGCGATTAGGCGATGAGTATTTCAAGCAGTTAGTGGTGGGAAGGCTGGGAAGCATAGAACAGTTACTCAAGGAGTTGAAGGAAGGAAAGAATGATCATGAAAGGCGTTTGCGGAAAGTTGAGAAGCTAGCCTATATTTTAGTCGGGGTATGGACTATCGTTTCGGGCTTTCTGGCAAGGCATATACTGGAGTTTGGAGGGAAATGATGAAGCTCTGGCAGCATATGGCAATGCAGTTTTTTCTATTAGTTCTGCAAGGAGCTAGCGCTGATTTGCTGAATGCGCCGACAAAGTGGAAAGCTCTAGTTACGCTGGTGCTCGGAGCTGCGCAGATGACGCTAGCGGCCTATGGGCAGTATTTCAATCCAGACGGCACTAGCGCCAAGACTGCTTATATCCCCGCTACGACGGCTAAGCCCTAATGGAGCTAACAGTACGCCGCGGGACGCCAATAGGCGTAGCTATCCCTGGAAAAATGCTATCCGGAGGCGTCCATATATGCTTTACGCTCGAGCGCTTGGAAGTAGCTATTCCTGAGGGTCGCTACCAGATCACAATGTACGATTCACCGCACTTTGGCCGGCTTATGCCGCTGCTTGTAGATGTTCCTGAACGTAGTGGAATCGAGATACATTACGGTAATTATCCCGAGCAATCGGATGGCTGCATTCTAGTAGGGGAGACACAGGACCAAGGTACAGGAGACGTATACCAGAGCCGCAGGGCATTTGATGAACTATTTAATATGCTGCAGAACGCCTTAAATAACGGGGCATGCTGGATTACGGTACAATATGGGCAGGCTATAAGCGAGTAGGGTGCCCCATACCAGCGGCACCCTTTAGACTGAGGGGATTATACTGATCAGGTTGTAGGTTCCTATGCCTCCTTCTTTGGCAATAACGCCAAAGCTTGCATAATCTGCTGATAAGCCGCATCGTTGCCAGCAGTTATTTGCTGGACTTGAGCGGTAATCTGATCGTCTGTCAAGCCTCCCTGGCCGCGAATCTCAGCCACTACCTGCAGGATGGCATTCAAAGCGGCAAGGGCTAAAGCGACAATGGCATTCGGATCCATCTATGCACCTCCTAGTGCGGTAAGCACGGCTGCTACGCCGGCATTGATCGAGTTTACTATGTTCTGGACCGTGGCTTGCGTTTGCGGATCAGAGACGTTGACCAGGGATAGTTCGGCAGGATTAGAAAGCGCTGCTTGGAATGTCTGCGCGCAGGCGGTATAGGCGCCGCCCTTAGTCCCAGCCTGGTGTGCTTGCTGGGCACACACCGAAAAGGATCCATTCGCATCATTGGCGAATTTTAGATAGCCTAGAATATCGGTTTCCTTTTCAACCGTGATTTTGCCGCTAACCCTAAGAGTATCTACTACTTTCATGCCTGAGGCGATGCCGGTACCGATATCAGCGGCAGCTTTCTCGCAGGCTCCGTAGTTATCCTTACAGCCTAAAAGCATGGCCCCTAACGCTAGAACTAGAATAAGTCTCAAGCCTCTCCTCCTTAAATCGATTTAAAGTAGTAACCACAGCCAAGTGAAGATGTACAACGCCACTCCCAAGCAGATAATGCCTGTGATCAGCTTCCATAGGCTTCTTTCATAGACTTCAGCCATATTTCCCTCCGTTCGAGATAATCTGCTGTTAATGCCGCCCAATCGCCATCCTGCATCTGCTGCTCTGTCGTGCTGCCTACGGGAGGCCAGTTATCGTATGAGTTAGGTATCATTCCGCCCTCATCATCGAGATCAGCATCTTCAATGTCCTATCGTAGAACAGGGCTATAACCTCAGGTTCCTTCTCATGGACTGTCAGGAGATGCGTGTAGAAGTCCGTGAACATGCCCTCGACTACACCTAGAGTATCTCCACAGATAGGGCACGTCTCGACTTCAGCCATTGGCAGCATCTTCCTTCAAGCGTTTCAATAGCTTCAGCTCCATATGCCTCTGCTCGACAAAAAGCTCTACCGCACGGTTGATCATCCAAGAGATAGGCTGGCCTTCCCGCTGACTAATCGCCCGCAGCTTCCGGTAGAGCTTTAAGTCGAGTTTAACGGAGGTGCTTACGTAGAGCTTTAAGTCGAGTTTAACGGTGCTTACCATGAGGAACGTAACTAACTAGTAGAAACCTTACTACCTCTAT